AGCAAACCTTACTACAGATCTTAGTCTAAAAGCACCTTTAGCAGATCCAACATTTACAGGAACAGTATCTGCAGCAGCACTTACTCTTTCTGGAGACTTAACGGTAAATGGAACTACTACAAACATTAATTCAACCAACCTAGTTGTTGAAGACAAAAACGTAATCCTTGGAGATGTAACAACACCAACAGATACAACTGCAGATGGCGGCGGTATCACATTAAAGGGTGCTACAGACAAGACTTTCAACTGGGTAGACGCAACAGATGCTTGGACATCTTCTGAGCATATTAACTTGGCATCTGGAAAATCACTTTATCTAAACGGTACATTGTTAAAAGATGTAGCAGAAACCTTAACAAACAAAACCTTAACATCGCCTAAAATTAATTTAGGAATTAATGCTCAAACTGGTACAACCTACACTTTTGTTTTAGGGGATGCTGGTAAGTTTATAACTGCATCTAACGCCTCAGCAATTACAGTAACTATTCCACCATCAAGTGATGTTGCTTACCCTGTTGGCTCACAACTTAATATTGTCCAAAAAGGTGATGGACAGGTTACATTTGCACAAGGATCTGGAGTTACAATTAACTCTACTGGCGCTACTGCAACCGCTCCAAAACTTCGTGTTAAGTATTCTTCTGCAACTGCAGTCTATGAGGGTTCAGATGTTTGGTACGTCGTGGGAGATATTGCTTAATGGATATCCTGGGGACTACTGCCTCTTCCGCTAAAGGTGCCCCTGGCATCCCAACAATAGGAACAGCAACAGATGTAGGCACAAGTCGTGCATTCAATAATGGTGCTGCTAGCGTAACATTTACTGCAGGTGCAGGAGCAACAGCAACATCTTTTGATGTTACATCTTCCCCAGGATCATATACAGCAACTGGCTCATCATCTCCAATCGTTGTAGAAGGTTTACAATCTAACACCGCATATACATTTACCGTTACAGCATCAAACGCATCTGGCACTTCAGATGCTTCCTCTGCATCTAACTCTATTACAGCAACAACAGTGCCAGCAACTCCTGCTGCACCAACCGTAACAACTTCAGCCCTTTCAGATGCTGTTTCTTGGGTAGCCCCCGCAAATGGCGGTAAAACAATTACTGGTTATACTTGGGCATCATCAGATAGTAAAGGTGCTACTGTTGGTTCAGGAACAACAAGTATTAACGTTACTCAAGAAGCAGATACTTCGCAGACCTATACTGTTCTTGCTACAAATGCAAATGGAAATTCTGTAACTTCAAATGCATCAACCAGTGTAACTACCCCACCGTTCTTCCCACCGTTCTTTCCACCGTTCTTTCCACCGTTCTTTCCATTCTTCCCGTTCTTCCCGTTCTTCCCACCGTTCTTCCCAGGCTTCGGTCCATACTTCCCTTCCTTCTTGCCACCTTCCTTTGGACCATACTTTCCAGCATTTAGCGGATTTGTTCCTGGTGGCGTTTAAACCGAATCTGCGGAATTGCTTTCGGGGCTAGCGCCACCTTAAAATCCGAAAACTGGATCGCCAGAACTGACAGCATTTAGCGGATTTCTATAAAAATAAAATATAAATAAATGTATAGTAAGAAATAATTAAATAAAATAAATATTCCTTACTATACTTATTAACACTAAGTTGTGATACAATATAATAAAGGGGGACAGGAAACTTTTATATGATATATAATGATAATGATGAAAATCAAGTACCATGGTTTACTAAAGATAGATCAGAAACAATCTTAAATAGATTTCCGACAAAAACAATAGGAAATAATATTACAGTTGAAAATCCAGCATTAGGGGTAAATTTATATAGAAATACTTTTTCAAAGCAAGACTCTGAAAGATATATAAATACTCTTGAGTCTAATTTAGATGGCAACGGTAAATACAAGTGGTCAGATGCAACAGTTACTAACTCAACAACACCAATTAAAAAAGCCAGAGACTGCGCTGATTTTAAATATAAACAACAAGATTTGGGACCAAGAGATAATTATAACTCTGAACTACTTGAACTACATGAAGAAATATATCAAAAATTAAAATTTTGCGTTGACGATTATGCACAATATTGGGGAATAAATGTAGTATATTATGAAGCGTTTAACTTTGTAAAATATGAAGGAGAAGGCAAACATTTTAATATACATGCTGATCATGGCCCAATGTATAACTGTACGGTATCTGCCGTAATCTACATAAATGAAGATTATGAGGGTGGAGAAATTAAATTTCCAAGACTTGATGGTTATACTCATACCCCAAAAATAGGAGACATATTGTTATGTCCATCTAATTATATTTATGAGCATGCATCATTACCAATGAAAAAAGGAACAAAATATTGTGTTGTCGTAATGACAGACATTAATGAACTAGGACATAGATAATGGCTTTAACTGCTATTTTTAGATCATTTAGACCATGGTTAGATAAAGAAAGCGTTTCCGTACCAGTTCCAACACAAAAAGAAATTCCGCATTGGTATAAAAATGCAGACAGATTTGCAAAAATGCCAAATGGAAAACACTATAAAGCAACAAAACAAATTTGTCCTATTGCCAAACCAGAAACTACAGACGATTATGGAAAAATTCCAACATGGAAAGCATGCCCAGCAATTATGGATGCTTTTATGACTGGATATGTTTTTAAAACTCCATGTGATTTAACATTTTTTAAAAACGCTAAAGGCATAATTGATGTAAAAATTGATGATATAAAATTTAAAGATTTTTGTAGTTTAAGAGCACCAATGCCACAATTTGAACATCCTAGAGGATTTTATAAAAATCATTTTGCCTGGATGTCGGATTGGGGCTTAGAACTTCCAGAGGGATATAGCGCTTTGTTTATGACACCAATGAATAGGTTTGACTTACCTTTTATAAATACCACAGGAATTGTAGATTCAGACAAAGTTCATCTTTTAGGAAGTTTTCCATTTTTTATTGCAGAAGGATGGGAAGGCATACTGCCAGCAGGAACTCCATATTTACAGGTTTTACCTTTTAAAAGAGAAAATTGGGAACATCAAATTGATATTTTAAGTAAATCAGAAATTTATGATAAAATGGTAAAGAATGCAAATTTTTATAGGCAGCCCGACGGAGGGGTATATAAAAGTAAAGTATGGACAAAAAGAGAATATACATAAGGAGATAAAATGCAAACATGGACAGAAAAAGAAAAACTAGGAAATGGAATAACCTGTTATAGAGGGGTTATAAAAAAAGAACTTGATGTAATTAATAGGCTTGAAAATATATTAGGATCTGTTGCTGAATATGGGGAATTATCTTCAGAGGGAAAAAGATATCATTGGATGCCAGCGTATGTTGGATATCAGAAGTTAATGCCAGATTACAGAGATTGCGTAGATTTTAAATTTAAAAAAACTGATTTAGATTCTGATAAAAGTGAAGAATCTTTACAACTTCAATCACTTTGGCAAGACGTTTATGACGCTCAAGTAGCAGCCGTTGACGATTATAGAAGAGATTACAATCTTATGAATTTAAAATATTGGGAGGCATTTAACTTTATTAAATATGGTCCAGGACAACATTTTAAAGAACACCAGGATCACGGATATTCTTATAACTGTACAGTTTCTTTGGTTGCATACATTAATGATGATTACGATGGAGGAGAATTATATTTTAGACTTCAAAATTTAAACATTAAGCCAAAGGCTGGAGACTTATATGTGTTTCCTTCTAACTTTATGTATCCTCACCAAGCAATGCCAGTTCATTCTGGAACAAAATATTCTATTGTAACAATGTTAGATTATAGTGCAAAGTTTCATACCCCAGACATGTATGATCCAAAATGGGAAAATGAATAGTGTTTGATATTTTAATAGAAAAATTTGAAGGAAATCTATTTACTATTGAACCAATGTCTATAAAAAGAGATTGGATGGATCAAACTTCAGAAAATCATGCATATAGATGTTTTCCAGTTACTCAGGCAAATGTAGTTGGGTGGAGTCTTTCTTGCACAGAAGATATAAAGTTTATTTGGGACGGAATTAATGATCAAACTGGAGATCACATTCAAATCTTTAGCCCACTTGGAAGTTATTCTGGCAGGGGGCAATCATCAATTAGTCTTAATACAGGCTTGGTGTTTAAAACAAATGCAGATGTTAGCATTCTTACAATTAATCCAGTAAATTATTTTAATGATAATTTTGAAACAATGTCAAATTTAATTAGTACGTCATTTTATGATAATCCATTGCCATTAGCAATTAAGGCAAAAAAAGCAAATGAAGAAATAAATATAAAAGCAGGAACTCCAATAGCAACTATAATTCCAATTTCTTTAACAAGTTTAAATAATACTAATATAAACATTGTTGAATATAAAGATGATGATAAGTCACGCAAGAATGCAAATATCTCATATGGAGAGGCTTCACAAAATATAAATTTAAGTGGAGGTTGGACTGATTGGTATAGAGATGCAATAAACGAAAAAGGGGAGTCTCTTGGAAGTCATGAGACTAAAACTTTAAAACTATTTGTCACAGATAATACTAAAAATGTTAAGGATGATATAATTTAATTATGGATATCCAAAATAACGTTGTATTTAGAAAACCTTCAATGACACCATCTGGATGGTTTGGGGATAACAAAAATATGATAGTTGAGTTAGAAAATTTTATGACTCAAGAAGAAATGGACTTTTTAGAAAAAGCAGCAAAGTCTATTACTATCTGGGATGTAACACAAAGCCATGTAAACGAAAATGGAACAGTTGTATACAATTCTGATTTTTGGAAGGATAGAGTTGCTACTCAGCCAACTTTAGATAAAAATGATCCTAGAATATCTCCAGTAGTTGCAGGACTGTTTAAAAGGCTAAAACCAATTGTTGAAGATTTTTATAAAGTAAAAGTTAAACCAACAGGAACAACGATTGTAAGATGGTTGCCAGGTCATCTTCAAATGCCTCATGCAGATAAAGAATTACATGAAGGCCCAGATGCTGGTAAACCAAATGATTTTCCAAACTACGATCTTTCAAGTTTGTTTTATTTAAATGACGATTATGAAGGCGGAGAGTTATATTTTCCTTTACAGGGTATACAGTTCAAGCCTAAAAGAGGTGCTGCTTATTTTTTCCCAGGAGATAAAAACTATATTCACGGAGTAACAGAAATAAAAAATGGAATCAGATATACCTGTCCATTTTTTTGGGAGATTACAGAGCATACAGGAGATAGAAAACCATGAATTTAAAAAATAAAAAAAGGATTACAAAGGATATAGTTATTTATGAAAATTTTATAAGCAAAGAAGATTGTGCAAAAATGATTGTTGCTCTTGATGCACAAGCAGAAAATGGTAAAATTTCTTGGATGCCAATATCATTTTATGAGTCATACTCATCTGTACTTCCACAAGATAATGATCAAGAAGTTTTTGATGCTGGATTAATCCCAACTATTTTTTCAGATATTGAAAACAAAATGCCAGAAGCAATTGCATCAGTACATGACCTTGATCCAAAAACAATTTGTAAAATTGGATACCATACGCAAAAATGGGAACCAGGAGCATATGCAAGACTTCATTCAGATAACACTGACGCTGAAGGAAATTCTGGAGCATTTACAAGAAGTAGATATGCTGGATTCCTTTATCTAAATGATAACTTTGAAGGAGGACTGTTAAAGTTCCCAGATCAAAACATAGAAATTAAACCAGAGGTTGGAATGCTTGCTGTTTTTGACGGGGGATTTAGTAATATGCACGAAGTATCGCTAATAGAAAGTGGAGTAAGATACACTATCGGATCTTTCTGGGATGACAGAGAAGAGTCTGCATATCCACAAGAACTAAGAGATGCATGGGCAAAAGAAATGAAAGAGACTAGAGCAAAACAAGAAATTGAAAGAGCCGAATGGCAAGAACTACTTAAGCAAGGTTGGAAATTAGATATAAATGGAAATAAGTATAAGCCAGAGGAGTTTAAAAATGATTGAAAATTTTAAAAAAGAATTAATAAAAAATAATTATAAATTTGAAGAAATAACAGATGAAATAT